CTTTACTTATATCTTTAACCATTAGTCCAATATTATGACTGATGTTCCACATTTCGTGCGTGTACTTTTTCATTTTATGTAATGGCGCTTCTAATGCAGTCTGCACTTCTGGCCAATCTAAACTTGACTGTATTTCATTCATAAAGCAAGTATAACATCTATTTGCAGCTATGTCAATCTAAGCTAAATATTAGATATACAGGATTACGTAATGCCAAGATTAAGTATGTACCGCCCAAATAAGGGAAATGATTATAAATTCTTCGATCGCAGAATCAGTGAGATGTTTACTGTTGGCGGTGTTGATATTAATATTCACAAGTATCTTGGTCCTATTGAACAAGGTACCAGCATCACTACTTCGGCAGCACAAGGCACGCCCGGCACTGAATTAGTATTTGCTAATACATCAGCAGTGACCCGTGGTATGTTTGTTGCTGGTACTAATATTCCTGCCGGTACTACTGTTATTGCAAAAACAAGTACGACTATTACATTATCAGCAAGCACCACAGCTATTGTTGGCTCTGGTGCAACAATTGCCGTCTATTCTGATGCAACACAGCCAAGTTATGCTAATGAAAGTGTGAAAAATATACAAGACCTATTGTTTTTAGAAAATAGAGATCGTAAGTACGACACTAGTGTTTATACTATGCGCAGTGTTTATCGTATGAATGACAATGATTTTGATCTAAGTCAATTTGGTTTGTTCTTAACTGGCGATACTATGTTTATGGTGTTCCACTTAAATGATATGGTTGAAACACTAGGTCGTAAGATTATGGTAGGCGATGTAATGGAACTACCGCATCTTAAAGACTTTTATCCGTTAGACGACGATTTACCCAGTGCGCTAAAACGTTATTACGTTGTACAAGATGCTACACGTGCAGCAGAAGGATTTAGTCAAACATGGTATCCACATCTATGGCGTGTTAAAGTTGCTCCGCTAGTAGATAGTCAAGAATATAAAGACATTACAAAGAATATCAGCAGTGGTGATGCAAATGATACGCCAATCGGCGACTTGTTAAGTACCTACGACAAATACACTGCGGTCAATGATGCTATTATTGCACGTGCCGAAGCCGAAGTGCCATTAAGTGGGTACGATACTAGCACCATTTATACATTACCTGTAGATACTAACAATTTACCAAACGTAGCCATTACATCTACTGCTAAAGTACAAGGATACTTAACCAGCACAGGATTGCCGCCAAACGGATTACCAGTTAGTGCAGGTATTGCGTTTCCGTCTGCTCCGGCCGTTGGTGATTACTACCTACGCTTAGATTATGTGCCTAATAGACTGTTCCGCTATGATTCAAAACGATGGATTAAAATTGAGGATTCTGTGCGTACTAACTTAACCCCAGGGTTAGATAATACCTCTCAACGTAGCGGGTTTGTTAATAACATTAATGCTATGTACAGCGGCGGATTAGGTTGGGACGCAATTCGTGTTGCTACTCCATATACTCCGGCGGCTAACGCAACAACCTCATCATTTAATATGACATCTAAAACAGTTGTTACTAAAATTGCGTATGTTAGCACACATGGTGTAAAAACTACACTAAATGGCACACATATTACCAATACTGTAGCAAATACTGCCGGAAATGTGTCATTTACGCTCACAAATACACTATCTAGTAACGATATGCTAGAATACACAGTTTACAGTAAAGTAACACCGGAACGTCAGGGTTTATCTGACATACTTTCACCTTTGGCGGATAACTAATGGCAGCTCAATATTTTTATGATGGTCAAATTGAACGCTTTGTAGTACAGTTCATTAGAATAATGAGTGGCTACGAAGTTGAGTTCGGGCAGGATCGCACTGGTAGCAAAACTCTACAACGTGTGCCGATTTATTATGCAGATGGTAGTAAACAGGTTGCAGCTATTTTAGCCAACAACAGTGAGAACGCTATGCAGACTGTGCCAGCAATGGCTGTGTATATCAGTGGATTAACCTACGACAGAGATCGTGTACAAAGCCCCACCTATGTCAGTAATATGAGTATACGCCAACGCAAATACGATGCAGATACCGATACCTACGAACAAACGCAAGGTAATGCTTTTACCATCGAACGTATAATGCCTGTACCATATACATTAGAATTAAAGTTAGATATATGGACAAGTAATACAAAACAAAAATTACAGTTGGTTGAGCAGATATTACCATTGTTTAACCCAGGCTTAGAAATACAAAGTACAGACAATTATATCGACTGGACAAGTTTAAGTGTTATATATTTAGATAGTCCTAATTGGTCAAGTCGTTCAGTGCCTGTAGGTACTGAAAATCCGATAGATGTTGCTACATTAACATTCAAATTACCGATTTGGATTAGTCCGCCGGCTAAAGTTAAAAAACTTGGTGTTATACAAAAAATTATTGCCAGCATACATGATGCACAAGGTGACTTAAATTCTGCGGCATACACTGAAGCTAATTTAATGGGTACTCGTATGTATTATACTCCGATGGATTATGGAGTTTTACTATTAAGAAGCGGCAGCAACTCATACACGTTAACATTATTAAAAGTAAGCGAAATTGAAAACCCACGAGAGCCCACATTAAGTACTCCAACTAAAATTGGTACACGCGATAACTGGCATAATTTAGTTAATGTATACGGTGAATTAGTTGATGGTATCAGTCAAGTTAGATTGTTAGCAGACGATGGTGAATCAGAGATTGTAGGCACTGTTACATATCATCCAACAGATGATAGTTTGTTAATTTTTAATGCAGATATTGATACATATCCAGCTAACACATTAGATGCAATTGATGCTATTATCGATCCACGTAAAAATACTGCGGTTGCACTAGCACAAGGTGCAGTTAACGGTACACGTTATTTAATATTAAACTCGATTGGTAGTAGTGCTAACGGTGCACTTGACGGTCCTAGTGCATGGCGTGGTTCTAATAATGTAGATTTAATTGCAGGTGCAAATGATATTATTGAATTCAACGGCACGCACTGGACTGTTGTATTTGACAGTTCGGTTGCAACTGTGTTACAATACGTGAGTAATCTCAATACTGGAACACAATACAAATGGAATCTCAATCAGTGGGTGAAAAGCTTCGAGGGCGAGTACAAAAACGGTCTGTGGACTCTAGTGCTATAGAAGGTGTCGGCACGTTCATTTACTGTGTCGCAACACATCGATATCTTTTTCTATTACGTAATTCAAGTAAGTATTCTGGTACATGGGGATTAGCTGGCGGCAAAATTGACGATGGTGAACAGTTACTTGAATCATTGCATCGAGAGCTTGCAGAAGAATTAGGAGTAGATTTTTCCTCTGCCAGAGTTATACCCATTGAAAAATTCACCAGTGACAAGAATAATTTCTCATATCATACATTTTTACTACCAGTCAATGAAGAATTTGTGCCTGAATTAAATCACGAGCATAGGGGATATTGTTGGGTTGAGCTAGGAGATTACCCTAAACCATTACATCCTGGAGTTTGGCGTACTGTTAATTTCAAAGAAGTTATTGCTAAGATTAAAACACTAGAATCAATTTTATAGATCTACTTCTAACGAAAAGGCTCGCAATGATGCTTGTCTAAAATTTAAACAGCCCGCCCATGTGTCCGACACAGTCATTCTTCCTGTACGCGATACTAAAATGAATTCAACATCATCATAAACATCAAATAACATTTTACGTGTTTTTATCCATCGTTCATCCGATATGTTGCAGTTAACTGGTTGATAACATGCAGTGCCTGCATATACATTATTATTAAATCCATGACCCGATTGGTGATCAAATCCTAACATATATACTCGCTTATGTCCGTCAAATGCCGCAATATATGCTGCTGTGGTGCCTGCGTCCATATATGAATTATACGGAATCATATAAAATTTATTAGGATACTGTAAGGTATGCTCAGCGTCAGTGTATACAATGTGATCCTTGATATAATCACTTTCCGCTAGTTCTTTAATTATTTCATTGCCCGTGGCTATTAGAAAATCAGGGGCAAAATCTCTATATAAGGCGTTACAACCATAACTTTGTAACGTTTTTGCTCCAAGTAATCCACCGTGGTGATTTTTAATCACAGACAGATTTAAATCTAATCTGCTTAACCCATTTCCTAATACAATTGCCTGATTAGATATTTGTATGTTGGTAACAGCGTTTGGCACATTTTCTGTTGTATCGTGCCAAACTCCGTTGATATAATTACGTTCAACTACAATTGATTCTGTAGTATAATCCTTACGATATCTTTTAACTAAAGGAAGCATTTATTTTATACCTTAATGTATGTTGGTTGTATTCTAACTTGATTTCCGGTATTTGCACCTTGGTATGATAATTCAACCGTGCCACTTGTATACAATACTGATACTGTACCTAAACTTGATGTACCTGTATATATGGTTCCGTATTGATTTTTATATGCAGTAGTGCCATTATGTATTACTAACACTTCCGTAGTTTCATACTCGCCTAATGAAGAATTTGAAACAGACAATACATATTTTGCACTTCTGTAAACAGTTGCATCAAATGTGTCAATCACTGTGTCTGAAGTACCTACAGCTACTTCGTCGGCATCGGCTATAATATTAACACTAATAAGATTGTCGGTATATGTATTATTCCAAAATGCTGTTGTTGAACCTAAATCATGAACAGCGTTGCCATTTGGAATAACATTACTATTAACGTCTGCAAAGAATATAACATTATCTGTATTAGCATCACCAAGATTAATATTACCGGCTGTGTCACCTTTAACTGTTAAGTTACCATTAATTACAACATCGTTCATAAATGTTGCTGTGCCAGTAGCTGCTGAAATACTCATTCTTGTTTCAGCTGTACTTGTACCGGCTATTACGTTAGCATAATTATCATTTACAGTAAATTGCACATACCCAATACCATTGGTTAATGCAGACACTGTTGTAGATGTACTCAATGCTCTAGCATCAATGATATCGTCAGCTGCTGGTGGTTCAGTAAATGTCAATATATCACTGTTTATACCTCCTACAGAATATGATAGTGTTGGATATTGCACAACTCCGTTAATTGCAACAATAAGAGCTGATGTTGTTGATGGAGCCGATAATGTAAAGTCAGTTGCAACTCCGTTACCAGTAAATGCATTTGTTGTAACTAATGTAAATAAGCTACCTGCTACCTGCCAAGCTGTGCCGTCAAAGAATTCAATGTTGTTAGATGAAGTGCTGTAGCGTGCCATACCAATAACATCAGTTAGTCCACTGTTACTTGGACGTTGACTAATATCACCAACTGGTAAAATAATTGCACTTGTTCCTGTAAATGTTGCTACTGATCCAAGAACAGCAGATGTTAAGTTGCCACCAAATACCACAGAATTATTAGCACTATCTGCTAGTATTAAACTAGATGATGTTTGCCCTTTAACAACAAAATTTGTTGTTGTTTGTGCCTCGTTAATAGTTGCGCCGCTAGTAACGCTAAGTGTTCCACCTACTGTAGCATTACCAATAATATTAGTAGTTGCGTTGCGTATATTTGCTACTCCGGTGGTAGCACCAACAATTAATGTTGTTGCTGCACCGGCAAAATTCATTGTAGTTGTAGTTGTATTATATAAATCTTGTGTTGCTTGCGTACCAACTACAGTTGGGTTGTTAATTGTAATCGTACCGCTAGCAGAACCTATATCAATTGTTGTAGCACTACCAAATGCATAAACTGATGATACTGCATCATCAAATACTGTGGCTGCACTAGCAGTAGTAGTTAAGATACCACTGTTAACTGCTAGATTACCAGTTAACGTTGTATCTCCAGTAACATCAAGTGCCCCTACAATTGTTGCATTACTTGAAATGTATGCGGTACCTGTAATTGCAACATTACTAGTAGTGTTATTAAATGTCACAAAGTCGCTAAAGAAACTAGCCGATGAGTTTGATAATGTAAAGACACTAACAGCATCAACGTTAGCTGTAATAATGCCAGTTGCCGCATCAAGTATACTAATGTCGGAATTCAATTGAGATATAGCATTGGCACTAATACTACCAAGGGTTGTTGTTAAATAATCTAGTGTTACTGCATCTTGTGCGCTGACCGGGTTAGCAATATTAGATATCAAGCTGCCGGTTGCATCAATTACACCACCTGCATCTGGATTCAATGTAACATTACCACTGCCGCCAATTACAGAAATTTCTGCAGTTGCTCCGTTAATACTGAAATTTTGAACTGTTAAAATTCCTGCATCATAGGTAAAGTCAGATGAGTCAGATAATAAGCCACCTGTGCCAGCATAGGTAATTCTTGTTGCAGTTAAGCCTGTGTCTGTTACAGTTGTAAATGTACCAGCTGCGGCAGATACGTTACCAATTACAGT